AATCCAGCCTTCCCAGAAACTTGGCAACAGAAAGAAGGCAAGTTAAAGGAACTTATCACACAGGGCGCAACCAACCAAGCCTTGAACGCCATCATATTCTCGCCGTCCAACTCAGTTGAAGTTTTGGATGCGCTGCGTATGAAGGGATTCAAAATCCCAGGTGCATCGTCAGCGGCTAAACAGCGTAATGAGTTTGAAGTCTTATTGAGGACAGGTCCGCACGACAATCCTCAGTTCCTTCAGATGCAAGACGCCATGAAGCAAGCCACGTCAGGTATGCAGCAGGCTCAACAGACTGGACAACCAGTTCTGCCACAGCATGAAGCCATGGTTGCTCAGTTGGGTCAGGCTATGAAAGCCACCCCACCGCAAATTAGCACGGTTCCAGTTGCTCAGGACGAGAGTGAAAACCACCTTGTAGAAGCGAACGAGTGTTTCGAGTGGATGAACTCCACAGAGGGACAGAAGTTCCACAGTGGTAATCCACAGCAACAAGCAGGTTACGAGAACGTGCACATGCACTGGTCAGAGCACTTGAAGATGGCCAAACAGATTGCCGCGCAGAACCAACCGCCTGACAAACCGCCTTCAGAGTCCATCTCGGTCGATGTGTCGAAGATGCCTCCAAATGTTGCAATGCAGGCTTTGGCAAAGATGAAAATCAATGCCACGGCTCAGGACTTCGCGCAGCAAGCCGACCAGCAGCTTCAGCACAAAGTTGCGGCTAAGGCAGTTCCTGAAGCACTCAAGGCTCCAAAAGAAGCGCAACAACCACCTCAACAAGGTGGTGAGCAACTGCCTCGTCAATTGAGGCGTTAAGTTAACAAAACTCGGTCATGATAGGTGCACCGCTCCTGTGTCAATCCTCAGGGCCAAAGCCGACAGCCGCCGAGTATACGAATCTCATGGTTTAGCGACCATGGGCTAGAGTTGGGAGGAGCCTGAATCTCCTCCCGCTCGACCTATTCAGGAGGAAGTAATGCCAAATTCAAGTTCGAAGAAGCACAAAGAGTACTGCAAAGAGTACCACAGAACTCACAGAGAACTTTGGAAAGTTTCCATGCGTCGTCATGCTCTAAAGTTAGTAGGTTGGTGTATGGAACTGTACGATGCAAGGTTCAAAGAACAAAATGGACTATGCGCTATATGTGGAAAGCCAAGTGTTCGAAATCTCGATGCTGACCATGAGCACGTAGAACCACCTATTCCACGTGGACTTTTGTGTCGAACATGCAACGGTGGGCTTGGCTACTTCCAAGATAATCCAGAACTACTCAGAAAAGCTGCAGACTACATCGAATTTTACAGGAGATAACATGGCCAAGAAGCTGATAGCGTTACTTCAACGCCATGGGGACACAGAGGCGAACGACGAAAACGTATACCGTTCTCGCCTAGACCCATCCTTAAATGACAAGGGTATAAAGCAAGCCGAAGCAGCGGCCAGAGACATAGCCAAGCATCACGGCAAGGAGATCAAGAAAGTGGTCTCCTCGCCCATGCTTAGGGCTGTGCAGACGGCTGACATCATCGCAGAGAAACTGGGACTGGAAGTGGTTCAGGACAGAAGTCTCATCGCTTGGAATCTGGGGTTCTTGTCTGGGAAGAACAAAGATGTTTACAAAGACATCTTGGACTTCTACATAGACAACCCAGAGAAAGAAATTCCAGAAGGCGAATCACTGGACGAACTCACAACTCGTTTAGAAGAGTACTTCGACAAGGAGTTTAGGAACGAAGATGAACTCGGCGTGTACGTCATGCACAATTCAAATCTGGTAACAGTGGAGAACCTTGTCACTGGCACCAAAGACAGGCGGCAAGAAAGTAGCGAGAAAAGCGTAGAACCAGGGGGCACCATGGGTGTGTATCTGGAAGACGACGGGAAGTACAGCGTGGAAGTTCTCTTCGGCGTAGAAAACAGTGCTGAATACACTTCCTAAGACTCAGGACAAGAACTCAGAAAACTCAGAAACAAGAAGGACTCAAAATGGCAGAAGATTTGATTGACTTCGCAGCAGCAGAACCCGCTGCCGAAGTTGTAGACCCAGTGGCAGCAGAGGTAGTTGACCCCGCAGCCGAAGTTGTAGACCCCGCAGCCGAAGTTGTAGACCCAGCAGCAGCAGGGAAAGAAACTGAAACACACAATGTAGACGGCTCAGAAAAGTCTGCGGAAGAGCAAGAATCATTCAAGACTAAAGCAGCGGCGGCAGCAAAGACTGCGGCCTCCGACAAGCTGATTGACACCAAGGCCACACCAGACAACGTACGCAAGGCCCTAAAAGCCATGCGTGACGCTTCTCCTGCCAATGGCGCGGTAGTCAAGGAACTTCACGGAGCATTTGAACGTTGGAACGCAGCCAAGGCAGTGTTCCCCAATGGCGTTCAAGAGATGCAGGAAGCCAAGGATTTCATCGCCAGTATCGGTGGAACCGAAGGTTACGAGAAGTTGAACAACATGGTTGAAGCTGTCAAGGCATCGGATGAATTACTGTACACCTCCGACCCACAGCTTTGGAAGAACGTAGTCGAAGATATAAAGACCGCTGGACACCCAGAGGCTTTAGGTCAGTTGGCACCGTCGTTCATGTCTACGCTGAAGGAACACGACGCTGATGCCTACTATGGCGTGACCAAGCCCATATTTTTTGAGGGTTTGATAGAGTCACGCATGGACGGCATGGTTCAGAGCCTGAACAACGCTCTTAACGCCAAGGATGCGGAAGGAAAACCAGCACCAGACGTTGCGACTCTCAAAGCGTTGATACAGAACCCAGGTGGTTTGACCGAGTGGTTCAAGGGTTTACAGGCAGAAGATGCCAACAAGAAGAAAGTTGTCGAGGACACACCAGAGCGCAAGAAGTTCTTGGCTGAGAAGGCAGAGTTTGAGAAATCCAAAACTGCCGATGGACAAGCCAAGATTAAGGCGTTCGAGGAAAGCGTTGCCACCGATGCGGAACACTACAATAACCGCACACTCGGCGCGGCATTCGCCCCGTTCTTGAGGATGGCCTACTTCAAAGATTTCCCGCGTGAAACAAAAGTTGACATCGGAAACGGTATCAAGGAACGTCTCTACGCCACACTGAAGGCCGACAAGGGCTATCAGGCTCAGATGGCTGCATTCTGGAAAAAGGGCAACACCCCAGAGAACAAAGCAGCAATCGCCGTCTATCACAACGGCAAGATTGACTCAATCGCAAACGAAATTGTGACCAAGACGATTCAGACCAAGTACCCAGGCTATGCCAAGGGTGGCTCAGCAGCAGGCCGTGTTGCAGCGGCGGCTGTGAAGAAGACAGCGACTACAACAGCCAGTGCACAATCGGTATCCTCAGGAAAGCCGATTTACGTTGCAACGAGACCCACAAACCTTATTCGGGATGAAGTCAAGATTGGGGAAAGAACGTACTCCTCAAGCGACCTTATCACGATGCAGATTGCTGGACGTGGCTTCGTAAAGGGCACAGATGGCAAAAGTTTCCGACTCGTCACGTGGCGGAAGTAAATACCAAAAAGAAATAGGAGAACATCATGGCATCAGGTACAACCAGAGACGGCAAGCCCGTCCAAGTCGGAGACCAAATCTCCGTTGTAGCAACAGTAACAGCAGTCACAGGTTCAGGAAGCCAAGCATCACTCACGGCTTCTTGCAACGGTGCGGCTGCAAACCCGTTGAGTCCCAACGTTCCGTACAACATTACGGTGCTTGCGACTGACGTGATTGCTTCGCAATCGCTGTAAGCTACAAATCCAAACCATAGGAGGTGACACATGACTGTAACCCATTAGGAGGTTATCTCATGCGTACACCAGAACAAAAACTGGAAACAAAACGACGCAAGGCTGCAGAACGCAAGGCGCATCACGAGCGGGTTTTCCGCAAGTATCCGTCCAGTGTTCGCTATGCCAAAGCGAAGTTCAAGAAGGGCAAAAAGCACGTGCCCAAGAAACGCCAGCTACCAAAACTCGGCGTACAGTAGAGTTAGGTGTTCTAGCAACACTAAAGGCCGTGAGAGTCGGCCCACATGCAAGATGGACAGCGGGTCACAGGTCCATGGGCCGAAAGCCTACCCGCACCTTTTAGAATCACCTCGATCTAAACACTATCGAACCCTGAATGACCTCGAAGGTCCCAATTCTCGACACGGGTGAGACGTGGTAAGGAAAAGTAACGACTCAGCACGGGCGGGTAGACACTCAGAAAGTCTACAGCGTACTTTGTTTCAAGGAAATACTTTTTATGGCACTATTAGAGGCCGCTGTTGAAGCGGTCGAGTTAGACGCCTTTGCGAAAGAGATACCTGATCTCGTGTTTCACGGGACCACGGCATATTCCATGTTCAAGGCGGAAGCAACAAAGATTCCTGTGTCCAACCAGTCCAATGCTGGTGGAACGCAGCGTGCATCATTCCGCGTGCCCTTCAGGGTTCAGGCTGGTGCAGCAATCTCGCAAGGAACTGGCAACGCAGACTCAATGCTGCGTGGGTCTGGTTCACAGTGGGCATCGTTCGCTCTGGCACCAGTGTACCTCTTCAACGTTTGCGAAATCTCGTGGTTAGCTCAGGCTTCCACAGACTCCAAGCAGAAGGGGCTATTCGCTGTTAAGGCCCAGGAAATGAAGAACTCACTGGACGCTGCAATGCAGGGAATTGAAGGTTTGATCAACTCGGATGGTTCGGGCATGATCGACCAGATTCCTGCCACGGCAGTCATCGTTCTGGCAGGTGGAGTCCCCGCCGCCCAGACCGCCAGCATCACCCCAGTCAACGTCGCAGTGGCCTTCACCGACCAACAGGTTGTGAAGTTCTACAGCACGGCTGGCGTGCAGAGAGTCGGTGGAGCTACCACAGCTACCATCAGCTACTCTGATGGGCCAAGCAACACCCTGTTCTTCAGCACGGCTCTGCCAACGGACGTGGTCGCAACCGACTACATCGTTGTCAACGGTGCGTCGTATGGGTCTGGAAACTCCATCCTCGGTATCAAGGCTTGGGATGTGAACTCCAACACTGGCACCATCGGTGGTTTGAACCGCAATGCGTATCCTGGTCGCTTGAGCACACCAACCATTAACTTGGGTGGCGCTGCAATCACGCCTGGAATCGCGCAGCGTGCAGAAGTACTATTGGGCCGCGCTCTTGGCCCAGACGCCGACAGCATCAAGTCAGGCATCTGGTACGGCCCTCCTGAGCAAGCATTCGCGCAGTCGAACTTGATGTACAACGTTCAGATTGCCAATGCACAGGAAATCAAGGGAGACAAGACGCTCGACATGTCCAAGAAGTATTTCTCGGACACGTTCGGTGGACGCAAGTACCACAAGTCTTGGACTGCAACCGCAAGCCGCATGGACCTTCTCGTGATGGAGAACTGGTACATCGGTGAGTTGTCCCCTCTGGAGTTGTATGACTTCGGTGGTGGCAACGTCGTTGCACCAGTGCCCGACATCGGGACGGTCGGTGGGTCTTACCTCACCAGCCACATGTTCGCGTACAACACGTGCTTCAACTTGGCCAACGCAGCACCACGCGCTGGCCTCTATGTGCAAAACGCCGCGGTTCCTACAGTCTAGATTCTAAAGGACTTACGGGTCCTTTTTGGTCGGATGTGTATTCTCCTTGTATTGCAATTGCAGTTGTGATACCATTGGGTCAGTGAGAGAATTGCTGCAACAAGACTCTCGCTGATCCTTTGTACAGGAGGAAGATGCCCTATAAGAACAAAGCGGACGCCAATGCCGCAGCACGAAGACGTTGGGTGGAAGACCCATCAGTCCGAGCACGACACAAAGTGGCTCAAGATAAATGGGAAGCAGAGCACCAAGACGAACGCAATGTAGAACAAGCGAAGTGGGCGAAAGACCACCGTTTCAAAAACTACGCGGACGCCAGGGAATATGAGTTTGCAAGAGAGATGAAGAAGTACAACACCACCGTTGAGTGGTACCGTGACAAACTCATCGAACAACTCGGAGTATGTGCCTTATGTGGACACCTGAATTACTTCAGGGGAAAACTACAAAGGCTGCAAGTTGACCACGACCATGCATGTTGCGATAAGAATGCAAGAA